GCGTTGACTACTTGACTCATGTCCGCGCCGGCGTCGATAGCCTCCACGCCCGCCTTGCCGAACGCCTTGATACGGGCGTCGGGTGACAGGTGTTCGTAGTAGGCCTTCGTGTCCGTCGCGGGGTAGTCGTCAATGTTCTCGTCAACGGGTATGTGCGTGCAGTGACAGCGAGGATGGCGAGCGAACGGCGTCTGCTTGCCATACTTCTTCCCAGCCAGTATGATGCACCGCGAACATGCGCCGGCCTGCACCATCCGCACATAGGACTTCGGCCGGAAATGCGGCTTCACCAAACCGTCAGATCCGCGGACATACATGTGACCGCCGGGGCCCTTGAACGGCTCAGCGCTCGCGGGTGGCGGTGCGTCACGCATGAACATGGAAACCATCGACGCCGAAGACCCAACCCCGGCGATCTGTGACTCCACGGCGGTACGTAATGCAGCGGCGCCGGAATCCATCGCGGCTGCGACGGAATGGCCGGAAGCTATTGCCAGTTTCGCGCTAATGGGACCCGTCAGTAGTAAGCCAGCCAGCGAGCGCCCATCATCAGCGACTCCAGAGAACCCGGAAGGATTCAACCCGCCCTCAGTGAACGACGCGGCGCCGAAAGCTGCCGCGACATTCTCCATGTATGGGTCAACATTCGACGCCATCACGAACTGTGCACGTCGCACCGCAGTAAACGCTGACCACGCCATGCCGGCCCACCCGGCAGAGATCGCCGCAGTATTCACGCCACGCCAGGCGCCAATCACTGACGTTGCCGTGCGGGCCGCCAGGGAGATCTGACGGGCCTGGAAGTCAGCGGCAACCTCGGCAACCGCCGCCATGGACTAACCGCCCACAGGTGCCGGCTGGGGCTGTACGCCAGGATCGACGGGCGGCGACTGAGAGGCATTCAGAAGGTCACCGATTCCCGCGGCCATGTTCATCTGCGTCTCAGACTCCTTCATGCCCATAATGCGGGAGATATCAGACGGGGACTTTCCAACCTCTTCAAGAAGGTACTGGAACGGGTAGCCAATCGACGCCTTCTTCTGCATCGCGTCCGCCGTCTGAGCTTCAGAACGGTTGGCAGGGTCAGCCCAATCAGGAGTACCAACCCGACACGCCTCAGCCAGGTCACGCTCACCCAACTGCAAGGCGATCAACCGGAAAGACTCACGTACCGGCCGATTTAGATAGCTGATGGTCTGCTTGACCTTAGAAACCAGTCCTGCCTCAGCATTCGTGATCGCATCGCCCGAAAGGTTGGACAGTCCAGAGTTGTTCGACAGATAATGCGGTGGGGTGCGGGTCTGCGCTGCGATATGGCGGACGGCATGCTCGACAACATCAGTGAACACGTCCAGTTTCGCGGCGTCCCACTGCCCGATGCTCGCATTCTGACCGGTCAGCCATAGCATGCGACCGCGAGCCAACTGCTCGACGTCGATAACCTGCTCGCCTATTTTGTTGCCGGATGCGTCCAGTAGGGGAATCTTTGGAGGTGACTGCCCCATAATCACGCGTGCCGGCATTGATGCGTAGTCGGCAGCAACGAACAGGTACGCCCACAACAGGTTGATAGCGTCCTGCATCGCCCGAACTCCAGCGATATCCGACAATGGGCCATGCCCAAGCTGGGGACGGTTCGGGAACTCTACCAATGGCACCACGCCTAGGTGATTATCACCCGAAGCCTCAGCGTCAAATACCCACCCGCCAGCCAGCGTCACATTCCCATCGGCCAATAGCAATCCGGGAGTATTCAGCCGAAGCCGGGTACGCCAGAACTCAAAGACCTGAGTCTTTGTATACAGGTGGGCGTACTGCCGCTGCGTATCCAGATCATCCCATGTGACAACCCCGTAAATCGGGTCAGTCTGGCGGATCGGGTCATACTGGATGATGCAGGATCCGGCCTCCTTGAAGGCGATAACAGGCTCGCCATCATCGCCGCCCCATACGTACAGGTAGCTTCTGCGCGCAACGACGGACTCAAGAGAGCCCTGCTGCATCCCCTCTTCCATGCCAGCGCGGCGCCACGCATCCCAAAGGAGCTTCTCAGCTTCCGACATGCCCGAATCGTCCTTCTCACCGAAAGATTCAGGCAGCCGGAACCCAATGAGGTTAATTCGCTCAGCATTCGCGTTGGCGACGACCTCACACCAGTTGTCCGAAAAATCCCGAAACTTCGCCTGATGCTCGGCGGCCCACTCGGGAGACGCATACTTCAGCGGCTGCTCACCACGGAAATACTGCTTCAGCTCAACAGCCTCTTGAGCACGTGACGTGCGCGTGATCTCCAGGTAGTTCAACTTGTCCGCTGCCTCTTCTGGCGTCAGAACGGGAGCCACAAGCAATCACCAACCCTATTTAGAAATACACGTATTCGTCTTCGTCGGACTTGTTGGCTCCCGACGCGACAGCATCAGCGGCGGCCTCGTGGGCCAGTATCGACGACATGGCAAGGTCAATCTTTTGGAGCTCGGACGCCTTGCCGAGGATGTACGTCTGGCCTTGACGTGCGCGCTCTACCGCGTTCCGCATATGAAAGCCGGTGGTTTCGCAGCCGTCATGGGAGAACTTCGAATCCGGCTCGATAATGTCCGTCTTCATCCGCTCCAAGGTGGCGTGCATCTGCGAGATACGGTTAGTCCGCCACTCGAAAAACACCTTGTCGCCGTAGGCTGCTTTCCATTCGTCAAGCTCAGTCTCAAACTTGAACGGGTCACAGTAAGCGCGGACAATCTCAAACTGATTGTTGATATCCTCCCACGCCCGGTGAATCTCCGGACGGGGAACGCGGCCATCCCAGTTACGCGGATCCCAGATCGTTTCCCGCTCGCCATCGAAATAGCGCGGAGTGAACTGGTGAAAGTCCAGTGTTTCCAAGCGGATGCCGGTCACGTCATTGGTTTCCGAACCATCGAACCCGGCACAAACCTTCGTGCGCGGCTTCACGGACGTCACAGCCTTCCGCGATTCCCACTGACCAGGCTGCAACCATGACCGCGAACCCGCAACGATCCGATTACCGAAGAACCGTTCAGCCTCAGCCGGGTTAGCCTCCATGACCGATGCGGCCTCAGCCTCAATCGAACGGATATCAACCCACGGCGAGAATTTGTAATTGAAGGCGAAAATCTTCTTGCGGTCAGCCTTCAGCTTGAAATTCAGCTTCGGATCCGGGGGGAAGTAGTGCTTGTAGACGTCCTTCTGCCGCGACTCATGCAGCGCCTGAGCCTGCGAGTTCTCAGCCGGGTCATAGCAGTTGGTTGAGCACGACATCCGGCCGCCCATGCCGGCAGTACCGCGGGCCAGTGTGCGGAAGAACTTCTTCATCTTGTTCGAGTCAGTCCATAGACCAATCTCATCCGGGAAGGCATGGGAGATACGGGCACCGAGGCGGCCGTCAGCCTTCGACGTCACCGTCTCGATACGTGAGTCGCGGTTCTTGTTCGGATGCTTGATGAACGCCTCGCCGGTCTTCAGTAGATTGGCAAGCGGGCCATTGTCGATCATCGGCACCAGCGCGCCCCAGGTGTTTTCAACCTGATCCTCAACGACGGCGGCTATCTGAATGCGCGGCGTGGCCCACGGCTTACCCATCGGCTCGCCCGCAGAATAGTCATACTCCCAGCCGCACGGGCAGCCGAAGTCCTTGCAGCGGTACGTCTGGCCCGACTCAGCCCAGCCGTTGAACAGCGCGGGGCCGACAAACTCAAAGACAGCCTGCGAGGCGATGCCGGGAGACTTGCCGATCTTCTGCGCGGCCATCCACAGTCCCACGCGGTGAGCGAACGCAACGTTCTTCTCACCAATCTGCGCGGTCGGCCGAACCTCGTAATAGTTAGCCAGGTAGACAGCGTGATCGACGGTCGGCATAAACGGATCCCCGGCAGTGTCACCCTCGGGAACTACGCAATGAGCCTGAATCCACCCCGTAGCCAGTCGGCCCATGTGGATCTTCGGGATGGAATACTCATGCTCCACGGACCTTCACGCCAGAAAAGAGGTCGGTGACGTTGGTTGGGGTTTTAGCAGTGGAGTTATTGGACTCGATAGCGGCGGCGGCTTCAGGCTTGGCAAACAGCCAACCATTCTTCTTCGCTCCACCAACCGTCAAGCCGAGATCTTCGCCCATACGAATACGCACACCCAACAGGGCTGCGGTCGGCTCACCTTCGCATGCTTCAATCGAGGCTGTCACGCGGCAGTGAAGGGCAACGTCAATCTCCTGCGAGTTTGCAATCCACATGATCGCGTGACCCTGGCCCCAAAGTCGGGCCCACAGTTCAAGCTCACGAACCGTAGGGTCTACCAAAGGAAACTCTGGGACCGGGCCGGAATAGGTCATCGGCAGCCTTACCCAGTCCCTGCCATCCTGCCGGAACGAATCAGGGTCGGGTGCGGGACCACTACGTGCACGAGCGCCACCACTGGCCATAACAGCCTCCAATCGCCCCATTGCGGGGTCTAGAAGGTGCCAGTGGCATTGCGCTCACTGACGGTAAAACGGGGGCCTTCAGAAACGTTTGAACCCGGTTGCGACTACTTCGGTCTACCCGGCGCGTCCAAACCGTGAGCATCGAAGGGGGCCACCCCCACCCATTAGGGGTCAGGCTGCCCCGTCAGGTCGGCTCACTCGGTAGAGGCATGCCATCCACCAGGTTGACGCTGTGCTGTTTGCCTCTTGTCGCACTCAGTGCACAACCCGCGTCCATAGCGTGGGTCATCTGGGTTCATGTCAAGCGCTACTAGGTCAGCCCTACCGTGTGGGTAGTGGTCAGCCACAACGCTTGGCCTGACGTTGCACAGTACGCAGATG